AAAACCTTCAGGTGCTATATCCTGTAACACTCTAACAAACTCTTTAGGGTCTCTTAAATGTTCCAAAACTTGAGTGCATATTACAAAGTCAAAATTATAAAAAGGATTTTTCCACTTTGCATTTAAAGTCTCTGCATCACCAAGCATAAATTCCTTGTCCCAAAAACCCTCATACTCTTTCATTTCTGGATATCTCTTTGCCCAAGTATCGGGGTGAATGAGGTCTGCATAGTGCGTAACATATGGTCTTGCCCATGGACGATGAACACCACCTATATCAAGAACTCTCTTAAAGTTCTTTTCTTTTAGATAGTCTCTAACCTTTTGTTCGTCTGTTGCTATTGGCCCTTCTGATACTTTATATATCATTTAATATCCTTCCAGTAACCAATGTCAGCAGCTTCTGAGAATTCTGGCTTGGGTTGACATTCGTGCAGGTCAGCAGGAAGCCCAAGTGCTTTTCTTGATGCTATTGGTTTAAGCCATCTACGCTCAATCCACCGCCTCGACCTGACATCATCTTTTTCAAAATGTTCGATGTAACAGTCCGTGTTGAGGTTGTGGTTTTTTGTGAAACCGCACAGCGTACGATGAGGCGATTGTATCCAGTGCATTCTGTAGTTCTTACGCATAATGCGGGGTTGTGCGTCTGGAAACTGACCAATCTGGTGGCTCTCTATGGGCCAGCCAGTTTTATCAAGAATCGCAAACGTGCTGTCTTCGTGCCTCATAACTTCAACGGTTCGTCTTGCTACGTGTACAAGGTCTGCACCTTCAGGAAGCTCGTTTGCTTCATCGACCTGTGCCAAGAATTTCTTTAATGGCGCATTGCATCTTTCGTCAAAGTCAAGAGAGAACCCAATCTCTCCATTAGGTACGTATGACCACATTATGTTTGCTTGCATAATTTCTTGGTCATGATAAAAATCCAGATATTCGTGTGAAAAAACCTCTACCTTTGAAAACTGTTTTAACAAATGTACAGTAAAGTCAGAAGATTTTCCGTCAACAACCCTGATACCTGAAACCCACGACTCGTCATGGAAATCTGAAATACATCTTTCAACACTGTTCTCCTCGTTTTTTGACTTCATCACAATCCACATAGTGCCTGTTCCTTTCTTATTATTAAATTAATAATAGATTGATACAACTTTTTAATCTTTAGTTCTTTGTTTTTATTTATTTGAGTCATTGACATGTTCAACCTTGCTTCTTTGTTCCGTTTTTTACCAATTCTTGGGTCTAAACATGCATAAACATAAAACTTATTTTCAGCCATTGTTTCCCCCTATCAACTTAAGCAGTTCTTTCTTAATTTTTAATGGGGACAAAGTGTTTATACAGGGAGAATCACAAACGTTAAAACCGGGTTGTCCGTAACAGTTTGAAGATACTGGACACACGTCAAGCTTATTTGGTTCAAGTTCCACCAACCTACTTATGTCGTCATATCTAGGGCCAACTACCCTTGCAGGTGCAGGGCCAAATAGGCACACCGACTTCGTATTTACTGCACCAGCAAGATGAGAGCAGAAGCTGTCCACAACTATTGCACCAACTGCTTTATCCATTACGTACGCACTTTCTGTATAGGTAAGTCTGTCTCTTAGGTCAAAGTCACAATCACAGGACAAGTCTGAACTACAACCAACCATAACTACCTTATATCCAATATTAGCAACAGCCAGACCCATGTGTTTATATCGCCTAAAAGGGGAAGCACCTGACGTATTTATAACTATATAATCTTCATCAAACAGACCCTCTATGTCTGGCTTGTCTTTTGCAATAAACATCTTATCAGGTTCTTTTATGTGGCAAAAGTAAGGATACATTGCATATAATTTTGCATCTCCACTGTTAAAATTTCCCGGTAGTATCTTCTGCCCATGGGGGTTATAAATTATTGCATAGTCCTTAGCAGCTCTTGCATCCCATGGTATGATATCGTCAAGATGTGGGTTATCTTTAACAACTCCAGCAAACTTACTCTGTGTCATATAAACAAGCTTCTTACCACGGTGACGTTCTTTTATTCCTTTAAAGCACTGTGTTGTCATAAGAACATCGCCAGCAGATGCGTATTGAACAAAAAGAACCTCATCTTTTTTCATTGTTTTCTGTGTTTTCAACTTGTGTTGTTCTGTAGCCATATCTTTCAAAAGGTCGTTTACGTCTGAAACACCGTCAAGCCATTCTTGCCCTTTTTTAAGACCATCCGCTTTCATCTTTTTTCTTAAGTCTTCGCTACCTGCAACTTCTAGGATAGCTTTTGCTATGTCTTCAGGGTCACATGCAAGTGCGTCAATAAAGGTCTGACCAAGAGCACCAACAAGCGGTTGATAGGTTGGGATGGTATTAGGAACTAACACACCAGCACCCTTAACCAGTTCGGTCTGTGCGGTAGTGTCTGAAGCTATAACGGGTACTCCACAAAGCATTGCTTCAAGTGGTGTCCATGACAACCCTTCCTGTAGGGAGCAGTTTATAAGGCAGTCGAGGGTGTTTAATAGCCCAACCATCTGTTCTAATGTGATAGTTACACCCTGTTGTTTTGCCCTTAAGTTCTCTTTCGGTATTCCACAGTCTATTGCATACTGTGTAAGGTTGTATCTTGATGGTGATACCATATCGGTATGAAGGTATAGAATAATCTTTGGGTTCTTTTTAACTGCTATTGAGAACCCCTTTAGAAGTCTCTGTAGGTCTTTTCTTATTTGATTAACGCCTACGAATCCGAACAGTATCTCATCTTGTAACAGTCCGGGTAGCATCTTCTTTTTGTCTGAGAGGTTTTGATCTGATGGTAATTCTTTAAAACTATCAGAACTATGTAGCATAGGTCTGTAATATCTAATGTTGGGTGCTACGGGTTTGAGTGCGTCAAGGCCGTGCTGTGAATATACACAAGGGAAGTCAACGTTATTAATCCACTTAACCCAGTCTTCTCTTACTGCTTGGATATCCCATGGGAATATTGCACCAGTTTTAAATGTTTTACCGCCTTTTTGAAGTTGTTTTAATCCTTCATAAACTGGTGCATACTGCCATATATCATGCCCAACAAACAAGACTATATCACAATCTGTTTGGCTTAAGAAATCTAACAGCTTCTGTTTGCCGAACATATCGCTGTCTTCTTTTGCAGATACTATGTTACATGGAAGTGGTTCGAGTGCCATCTTCTTATTATTGTTTGGGGGGAGGTCGCAAGAGAAAAGTGTTGCATCGTACTCGTCTTTGTTTAGTTGTGACAAAATCCCTGCCATCATACCACCGTTTCCAGTCGTACCAAGTGGGTGTTCACAAACGAATAAAACTTTTTTCTTCATCTTTTATTTTCTCCTAAATGATGATTGATTGGTTTAGGCAACTTCGTAAATCCGATGTTACCTGTTATCTTCGCTAAGCTTACACACATCCATACCACCAAATCTTCTACTCATTACTGCACCAACAAGATAGTATTCTCCAGAAGCTGGTTGATATCTGTCAAGTGCCTTTATACCGTAACGTGTTGGTATATATAGTTCCTCTCTCTCAATACTCAAATTGCCAAGTTCTGATTGAGAATCTAAATCTGTTCCAAATAATGGTTCTGTTTCAAGGGCGTATGCATCGGCTTGTATTGTCTCAAATGAGGTTACCTTCTGATATGTTTCATCATCCCAAACAGCTTCTCCTGACGGTCTTAATATCTCGCCAGACACATTACTCATGTAATATACGCCACCGTACCTATATACCTCGTTTTCGAGGGATTCGGGGGTAAGGTTCATAGTCATGTAGTCTTTGTTAAAAATGTCAAACCTGACTATACTACCAATAACTTGAGTGGTGTCGTATGGGATACTTCCTTCAATAAAGAACTCTCGGATAAAAGGTTTTGTAACTTGTGCGTTAGGTGCATACTTAATATACTCCTCACCGCTTCCGTCTACAATAACCTTGATACCTATTTCTTTATAAGTTTCTTTAAGGTCTGCTCCTAAACTCAACGTGTATCTCCATTTATTCTGGGGATATTATAACTTTTTGGTATGTATCGTATGTGATGTCTCTTCCGGTTAGTGGCTCATAAGCAAATCCAGCATCAATCTTACTCCCAAATAAACATTCAGAATCTGCGGATGTGAATAACTCTGGGTAATCCTCTTGAACTTTAGCAAACTTCTCGTCCATATCTTTGACTAGAATGCTATAGTGGTCAAAACGATGTTGTAGGTTGATCTGCTCTACTTTAAATTTATGAGCACTCTCGCTGAGAAGATAGAAGAATAAGTGTCTTTTAGACCTGTTCTTATACCAGTATTCTTTGAACGCATCAGACAGGGGTAAGGCCCAACCAGTTTCTCTAGCAGCATCGTCTACGGCATTACCATAGTCGTCAGCATCAAGATACGTGGATAAACCCTTAACCTCTACTTCCAATAAAGCTATCAAAGTCGTTCTGGTTAAACTCACAATTCTTCTCCTCTATGGTTCTCGTTGGGAATTACTTTTTCTTATTCCCTTTGGTCTCTTTCACCGTTTTTTTCTTAGCAACGGTGGGTGCCTTTTTTACTACTTTTTTTGTAACCTCTTCTGGTTTAATATCTTTTGTTCCAGATGTTCCCTCATTATTTTCAGTGCCTTCTTCAACTTCCTTTTTACTATCCATCTCAGTATCAGTGTCATTAGTTTCTTTTTCAACGTCAACCTCTACGGTTATGGTATTATCGGGGGGAGAAGCCTCTTCGTTAGCTTTTAACCCATTGGGTTTCTCTACTGGAGTAGCAATAACCACTTCCAAAGTCCCTGACCCAGATGCGAGCTCTCGTAATATATTTGGCGTTATCTCTGCCCCCGACAATACACTATCCTTAAGATATTTAGTGTTACCAAACGCTAAACATCTTACTTTTACCCTTACTTTTTCAGGTCTTTTCATCTGATTGTACTCCTGTTATAAGAACGGTTCATATTTAACAAACACACACAAGCCTTCCATCTCAGTTCCAGGTGACCCAGTACGAGTCAAGTTCGCTTGGAAAGAAACAATAGTGTTCTCTGAAAAGTCAACAGCATCTGTATCAAGTACAGCACAAACAATGTCGGTATATTCTCCAGATATTGCGGTACTAATCTGTTGGCTTGCTTCACCGCTAGTGTATGTTATCTTTGGTTTCGTGGTTAGACACGTAACCCCATCTAAATAAACATCCACCTCCATCGTTAACGGGTTTGCATTATCTAACCCACTTGCGTTAACAGCAATAGCTACATCTGTTATTTTACCAGCTTGTCTTGTTATATCAAGTAAACCATTAACATCAGCTGTAATCTCACCATTAACGAAAGCCTTGGCCGCAGGCAACCCAAATTCAGTTGCCTGCTTAGCGAAAGTCGGAGAAGGTAAAAGTATGTTTTTTTCGTTCTGCTTCATATCTTTACCCTCCTAGTTCACGGTTAAGTTGTAAATTGCATCCCTGTGATAGAGAACCGGAAGTCCCTTGTCTTCAACTCTGACGTAAGTAACTTCAGGGTCTTCTTTATCCCATCTGGAAGTCTGCATTCCCCAACTGCGTCCAAGACCATAAGGTGCTTGTTTAAATTCAGCAATCTTAGTGCCTTCAACACTGTCAGCCATAAGTGTAAACTGGTCGTCAGGGATGAATCTCTTAGTCATAATAACATAATCTTCCCCTGCTCTGTAAGATGTAGCTGGAGCAGTTGAAACTGTAACAGTTGAATCTTCAGTCTGAATGGAAGCAATAGTCTCATCTTCATATGTACCAGCAGAAGAGTCATAGAACCTAAGCGTTCCACCAACCTCAAAGTCAGCAGTATTATCTACCGATACAACGGTAGTTGAACTTGCCGTTACAACTGCGGTCAGTTTAGCCCTTACCTCATATTTTTCATCGTAGACTATGAGTGTTCCAAGTCCTAGGATGTCAGCAAGTACGGCAGGATTAGCATTTACAATAGCATTAACATTACCAGAATAAAGATTACCGCTACCATAAGTGCTTTTTGTCAGAAGTGCCTGAATAGCAGGGTCATAAGCCATGTATCCAAGAACGATAGAGTTACAGATACCTATAGTTGCGTCAGAACCATTAGCGTCAGAGATCACTCTCTTACCAGTTATGATATCACTAATGATATTTTTCTTGGAACCTTCGTCCCACTTGTAATCAGTAGCCAACGTTACCTGATTTGCATCAGGAAGGGAATAGTCAACGCTTACCATAATGCTACTTTCGTTCTCATAAGAAAAAGAGCCACCGAACAACATCTGAGAGAACATCCACTCTTTACGTCTCATGTTTCTGTTAATAAGACCTTTCATCTCTTTTGCAATTCTCTGAGATGCAGCCTCGTAACCTGCTGTAGTTCCTTCTTTCCTGATGTTATTCAGGAGGGTCTCACCGAAAGACATCTTCTCTTTCCAGTTAGCTGCTTCAGCTGAATGCTTGGCAACTCCATGGGGAAACGTCTCAGGAGATTCTGACATCGGGGATACAAACGGAGCCATCCCTCTGCCACCAGTCTGACTTTCCCATTCAATTGTAGACGAAGGAGATTTGCTGGACGGGAACATTGAAGATATCACCGTATTGACAGGTGATTTAAACTTCTCTATGAATTTTTGTAATACCTTGAGCTTTAGTTCAGGTATTCCACTTGAGCCTCTTGGCATAATAAAGTTCTCACTTTCTATTTAAGTATAAAATTATTACCAACCAAAGTCGCACCGAGTGCGGTT